ACGAGACCCCCATATGGGTCCCTTTAAATATTTTTTTTAATTTGTTATCTCAAGAAACAAAAAAAAGTTTTCCCAAACATTAACTCTTGTTTTCCCTTAAATTCGTTTAATTAAAAAAAAATTTTTTTTTTTTTTTTTTTTTTTTTTTTAGGGTAGCATTTGTTGACCTATTGGTAAGGTCATTTAAAAACACATTTTCATATCTAAGGGAGATGGATAAAAATACCGTTGGTTTATCAAGACCGGATGTTATTATAGCATTTCGGCTTCCTCTTGCTATTTCCCTGAAGAAATAGAAGTCAGCATCCGTAACTGACCCATACAATCAATTCATGCGATAGCATATTGGCGGGTTTACCCCGCAGTCTTGTTTATTAGGACCGGTTAAAGTCCCCATTGGCATTTATTTTTTCTCCATAAAGATTTAGGATAAAACCATATTTACGGATTAAGCGGAATGGTAAATATAGTTGAGGACTATTATACCAAAAATTAGAAGGAATTGTCAAAATGCCTGAAACAAAACCAGGAATATATAATTTTAATTTTGAAAATCGATTTCGGGTCACGTTTTTCTCTGAGCGAGAAGACATCCGGCTCCTTGGCGGCACATGTATAACTTTAAACCTGCCGAGCATCATTATGGGGACCACCCCGCAACCGACATCGATTCGAATAATTCATATTCCGGGCGACTCTTTAGAATTTGAAGAAACCAATTTGCAATTTTTGGTTCAAGAGGGCCTGGAAAATTGGCAGACCTGCGTTGACTGGATATTTCGATTAAAAAATCCTGATATAATAGAGGCGGAACGGGAGGTCGTTGATATCGGGGTTGATATTTTAAATGCAAAATTCAAGACCATAATGGAAGTCACCTTACATGATTGTTTTCCATTTATTATATCGGATATCCCATTGAGTTCTCAAATAGATGATGTGGAACCGGCCAGAATGGATATTACCTTTAAAGTCAATAATTTTAAATACGAAAGAGTGTCAAATTAAGGCTTTTGTGGTATAATGAGAGCATGAAATATGATGATATTATAGAGAATTATTTGAAGGAGTCCGAAGATGACTTCAACCTGGATAAAGCTGACCTTGAGGCCAAATTGCGGCTAATACCAAACTTGCACAATAAATGGCTCAGGCACTTTTACCAACAGTCCCACAAATTAATGAAAAAAGAGGCAGAACTCGCCAAGATATGGCGGGATAAATTGAATTATTATTTATTCGATTACGAATATGAGGTAAAGCATACTCAGGTCAAATTTTATATCGATTCAGATGAAGAGTATTCGAAAATATTTTATCAGGTAGAATGTCAGCGAAAAGTGGTTGAAATGATAGAGTCAATCCTGAAAAAGACCACTCAATTATCATTTGATATCAGCAATTTAATAAAATTTAAGGAATTGAAAGCAGGCCGATAATGAGCAAATTTACGACTTCGTTAATCGTGAAGCACATTGATGGCCGGATTTGGGAGGTCGCCGAACCTTTTGAATATCACATAACGTATCCGGCAAAATTTGAATCCGATATTATTCAAGTCCCGAAAAAGTTTCGGATGGATTTTGCATCCATCCCCCGGTTATTTTGGTCGATACTCCCGCCGACCGGGTTATACGGCAAAGCGGCGGTTTTACATGACTGGCTTTATAGAACTCAAAATTTTACCAGAAAACGAGCAGACCAGATTTTTCTTGAGGCAATGGAGGTTTTAAACGTTGCCAAATGGAAGCGGGTCGTCATTTATCGGGCGGTCCGGATATTTGGTTGGAATGCTTGGAGAAAAAGAGGGAAAAAATGTTAAAAAAGAAACCATTATGTCCAATATGCAAATGCATCTGCAAAGATGAGGATGACCGGCACAGGCATTTGGAAGAAAAACATAATAATATGGTCGGTCCGGACATCGAATTGATGGAGCAAACCGAAGGCAAAGAAGCTTTAAATGGCTAAAGTGAAATTTATAGAATTGGTCCCGTGTCCGGTTTGCGGACGCTCTTTCCCGCGGGTTAAGCAATTGATTATTCATGTGAAAGGTCATAATAAATTAGACCCCGAATATGAAAAATCAATGGTGGCTGAAGAGGAGAAAGAAAAAGACTCATATTTTGGTTAATATATGAAAATTAAATATTATAATGAGGCCTTCGTCTTTCTGGATTGTGAATACGATGAAGCAACGGAGATAAGCGATGTTTTTGCGTTTTACTCCCCGAATCATCAATGGAGTCCGAAATATCAATCTGGAGTATGGGACGGAAAAATACATTTATTTGATATCAATAACTGCTTGTTGCCGTTTGGCCTATTAAAAAAATTAATAGGTTATCTGAAAATGAGCGATTATGAATATGAAATCGAACCACGGCTCCTTGAAAAAGGCGGCGAAATATCTCGTAATGAAATAATTCAATTTTACCGGGAAGTTTTAAAGCTGCCGGAGAAATACGAAGACCGTGATTATCAAATTGATGCCGTCCGGTTTTTTATGTATCACCGAAAAATGATAGGAATATCGGCCACAGCATCCGGTAAATCTCTCATTTATTATATACTTTTCAATCTCCTGCGGCATTTATACGATGATGTGAAATGTCTTTTATTGGTTCCCCGGACGTCTCTGGTCGAGCAAATGGCCTCAGACTTCCAGGAATATGCCCAAAATTTATGCGATTTTCGGAAATATACTCACCGGATCTATTCCGGCCGCGAGAAATATACCGACAAAATGATAACGATTTCGACTTGGCAGTCGCTGAAAAATATGCCACCTGAGTATTTTCAAAAATTTAACTGCGTGGTGGTAGACGAAGTCCATGAGGCAACCGCAAAGGAACTCCCGCGGATTGTGCATCACTGCATAAATGCCGTTTATCGGGTCGGGATGACCGGCCACTTAAAAGATTGTAAGATTGCCAAAATGCAGCTCAATGGATTATTGGGGAATATCAAAACATTTTCCAAATCTGCAGAATTGATTGAAAGAGGATACTTATCTGATATCGGGATTAAGTGTATCGTCTTAAAATACGGGCCGGAGATTACCAAAAAGTTCATGGGCCGGCACCGGAAGGAATATGCGGACGAGAACGAAATAATCCGGGCAATCCCGTCACGAAAGAAGTTTCTGTGCCAGTTGGCGGCATCCCGGAGTGGAAATACGATGATATTATTTAAAATTCGTGACTATGGGCGGGATTTACATCGGCTTATCAAGCGGAATTTTAAAGATAAAAAGGTTTTCTATATTGACGGCACGGTGAAGGTAAAATATCGCGAGAAGGTTCGGGCCGTTGCGGAGAAATATAATGATGTAATCATAGTCGCCAGTTATGGGACGTTTTCGACTGGTATCAATATCAAAAATTTACATAATTTAATTTTCGGAGAATCAGTTTTGTCGAGTGTAAAAGTTATCCAGAGCATCGGGCGGCTTTTAAGAAAATACTTTAACAAAAATGCCAAATTATATGACGTTACAGATGATTTGACATACCGGAGCAGGAGGAATTATGTTCTAAAGCATTTCCTGCGGCGGATAAAATATTACGACCAGGAGCAGTTCGAATATGAAGTGACAAATAAAAAGATATAAAAAAGGCAGAAATGGCCAGAGTTATCACTTTTAAGGTCGGTATCCCGATTAAATCGGTTCGATTAGACCCTGACGAAGTGAATGAATCTATGAAAAAAGGACTCGAATGGTGGCAAGGCACCGGTCCTAAGGACATCTGCCCATTTATCTCCGTGCCCGGAAGATGCAGGGATTTATGTGGGAGACTTTTTCTTGATGCCGATAATGTATATAAGGAGTGTCCATTTAAGCAGACATATAGTGAGGTTGAATTGACGGCATTAGTGCAAAAGTTAATTGAAGAAATTAGTAAATAGTTAATATATAGGAGTTTAATTTATTTGAATGGTCTATAATCAGAAAACGTTAAAACAGGGATATTACAGACCAGTCCATCCAGAAAAATACAAGGGGGACACCGAGAATATAATTTTTCGGTCCGGACTCGAACTAAAGTTTTATCGTTTCTTTGACCATAATCCGGCAATAATCCGGTGGAATTCGGAACAGGTCGTGGTGCCTTATACTGCCGATGTGGACGGAAAAAATCACCGATATTTCGTTGATGCTTGGCTAAAAGTTAAAACGAAGGACGGCGGGATACAAGAATATCTCGTTGAAATCAAACCATATGCATTCACTCTCGAACCTCCACAACAAAATCGGAAAACCCAGACCTATCAAAGGAAAGTTTTTGAATACATCAAAAATTTAAATAAATGGAAGGCGGCGGATAATTACGCCAAGCAAAAAGGGATGAAATTTATCATCCTCACCGAAAAGGATTTAAGATGAAAACATTCAAGCAGATAATTGAGGCCGGAGATAAATCTTCATTTGAGTGCATGGAGTGCGGAGCAAAATTTAAGAAAAAGATACCAAAATCCGGCGAAGTCAAATGTCCTAAATGCAAATCCACTGACCTGGAAGTCGATTAAATGAAAACATTTGTCAAAATATTGAATGAGGTCGCCTTCGGCGGCAATATTGGCTTTGAAGAAATGGTCAAATTTTATCAAAAGGCCACTCCCGCTGAAATCGCCGAAATGGAGAAAGTTACCAAGGCGAACGACTGGGCCGGCTTTAAAAAGTTAATCAAGCGGGTATTAAAGGTCAAACTGGTTTAAAAAAATGGCATTTGGACAAAACGTATTCGAGCAAGATGAGAAGGGAGTGGCCGGTTCGTTTAAACGGTCCGGATTCGTCCGTGGGAAACGGAAGTTCCCTAAAGATATCCAGATGATGTTCGATAAGTTATATGAACCAAATGAGATAACCAAATTAAAACCGTCAAAAATTACACGGGCTCGATTTGGATTTCCATTAATGTTCAAATATTCACCGAAATGGTCAAGCATTCTGCCATATTATGATGTTTTACCGATGCCGATACTTTTGGCAAAATACTCTGACGGCTTTTTGGGATTAAATATACATTATCTGCCGTGGGCAAAGCGATTGCAGTTGGCGGATAGGATTGTAAGAGCATCCAAAAATAAAAAACGAATCACTTATCGGCAAATTAAGCAGGCCTGGAAAAGCTTACGTTTACCAATGGGTTATTCATATTTGATAATCCGGCGTTATTTAGACAGCCATATTCAGTCGGATGTTGCGGTATTCACGTGGGAAACCTATCGGGCCGCGGCGGTAAATATTCCCGGTAAGTGGCGTAAAAAGTCTGAAAAGGCAGTATTTGCGGCAATGCAACAGAAATGGAAAGAACACGTTAAAAAGAGCAAAGCACAAAATAAAAACGCCAAGGTTACCAGAACGAAATCAACTAAAAGGAAGAGACGCTAATGCCAGTTTTCGACAGATTTAGAAAATTATTTCCCAAAAGCGAAGACAAATTCCGGGATGAAACGGAAGTAAAAGATGACGTGGTCGTCCTTAAAAATACCGATGAACCGGAGGCTGATGCTTTTAGTATAAGCCAATTATCATGGGGTCTTGATTTTGAAATCCGGGCAAAGTCGATATATGACCTGATTACAATGTATCGCCGAGCGACCATTAACTTTGAGATTGAGGATGCCATTGACGAAATCGTCCATGAGGCCATTATTAAAGAGACCGATGATATTCTCGATATTGATTTGGATAAAGTTGATTTATCGGATTCAATCAAGAAAAAAATCAAAACTGAATTTGATGAAATTATGCGGCTCCTGAATTTTAATAATGAGGGAGAATATCTTTTCCGGCGTTGGTATACAGACGGCAGGTTATATTTCCAAGATGTCGTGGATAATGAGAAGGAAGGTATCAAAAAGGTGCAATTATTGTCGCCATTTGATATCATTCGCATCAAAATCGATGATAAACTCACAAAATTTGCCGCGGAAAAATCAATCGAATTAAAAGGTGAGTATGCCTATATTTATAAAATCAACCGGAGACGGTTGGACGGGTGCGCTTATTCTAAAAATTTGCACCAATATCAATATAATGATGATGACGAAAAAGGATATCTGATTTCGGATTCCATGATTACCTTCGTCCCGTCCGGTATAACCGATTATTCGGGCCGGGTATTTATCTCCCCGTTGCATAAATCCTTGAAACCTTTGAACCAGTTGCGGCTCTTGGAAGATTCTGCAGTAATATATCGCATCACTCGTGCACCGGAACGCCGGGTATTTTTTATCGATGTCGGCAAACTCCCCAAGAAAAAAGCGGATGCTTACGTGCAAAAACTTATCCGCGGGTTTAAATCCAAGGTTTATTATGATGCCAATACCGGCCAGTTATCGACCAAGAGAAACGTTTTGTCGATGATTCAAGACTATTATCTCCCGACCAACAGCGACCAGAAGGGGACAAAAATCGAGACCCTGGAAGGCGGACAGCAGTTGGGCGAGATTGACGATATCGTTTACTTCAAGAAAAAACTTTATAAATCCCTCAAAGTGCCAATTGAGCGGATTGATGATGAAGAGAATCCGAGCATCGAAATCGGCCGGTCCGGAGAGATGCCACGTAAGGAATTGAAATTTGTAAAATTTATCAAGAACCTGCGATATCGATTCTCCTTTTTATTCATGGACTTACTCGAAAAGCAGTTGGTCTATAAAAGCATAATGAGTAAAAAAGACTGGGCTAAAATCCGCAATGATATCAAATTTTTGTGGCAGGATGATAGCTATTATGCCGAGTTAAAAGAGACCGAAATCATGAAAGACCGGCTTGAAACTGCCGAGCAGATTGAGCAGTTTATTGGAAAATACTTCAGTAATTTATATGTCCAGAAGGAAATTTTCCGCATGACGGACGATGATATAAAAGAGCAGCAAGACCAAATCAAAAAGGAAGAGGCCGCAGGCGAGATAGATGATACGCCAGAAGATGAATATGGTGACGGCTCGCCGGAACCGCCAGATGATAAGGACAAAAAAGCTGACGATTCTGCCGAAGAGGAACCACCGGCCAAAAAAGAAGAGGAACCGGCAGAAGAAAAATAATAAAATCGGTAAATAGTTATATTAACGTAAAATTTAAGAGGAGAAAACCCTTATGAAAGATTTAAATGCAATTTTTGAGGACACTCTGGAACTGGATGAGTTGGGCAATGATTTTAAATATAAATCCGGGACTGAACTCATCGTTGACCAAGAAGGCAAAGATATCACCGTGACCGTAACAGAGGTCGATAAAAAGGCCGGTAAAGTCAAGGTCAAATCTTCGGACGGCACCGATTTGGGATGGTATGAAGTCGGCAAAGTCAAACCTGCCTAATAATTATTGAAAAATCCAAAAGGAGACAAAAAGATAATGGATAAACTTTTAAAGCATGCCGTTGACGATAACGTGGTCGGATTTTCGAAACGTTTCAAGGCCAAAATGCAAGACCATTTTGACGCGGCCAAAACCGACATCACCAAGGCAGTTGCTGCTGATATGGCCGGGACGGAACCAATGGAAGAAGAGGATGACGACCTAAACGAATCAGACCCGATGCACGTTTTCGTATATGCATCCGGTAAAGGTATTAAATGGCGCACATCTACCGGACGCACCGGTGGTGAACCTTCCGGTGACGTCAAAGATGAAAAGGCTCTTCGTGCCTATTTTCAAAAAGTCTTCGGCAAGAAGAAAGAATTCACGTTGGAAATCCGGGAATCTATAACCGAGTCAATTGCTTCAGCGATTAAAGATGCTGATTTGGGTCCCGATAACACAAAACGGGACGGAAAACTCATCACCCTGACCTGGAAAAAGGTTCAAGGCATTCAGGCCAAAGAACTCGCAGACCGGCTGAAAAAAGAGCTGAAACCTTATGCCGATAAAATCAAATTTATCGGGGCCGAGAAAAAAGGTGCCGGGGTCGAAGCGGAAATCGAATTAAAATAAAGGGGATTTAACGCATGAAACTATTATGCGAATTGACCGATAATGTCCGCATCACTGAGGATATTGTCGACCTTGGAGAAGGCAAAAAGCCGCGAAAAGATATGTATATCGAAGGCATCACTCTCCAGGGCGAAGTCAAAAACAAAAATAACCGTGTATATCCCAAGGCCATTCTTGGTGAGGCCATCAAAAAGCATATTGATGAATTTATGAAAGTCGGCCGGGCGGTTGGTGAATTAAATCATCCCGTTGAAAAATCCTCAGAAATCAATCCGGACCGCATATCGCACCGGTTTGTTGAGGTTAAAGAGGATGATAATAATTACATCACCAAAGCTCTGGTTTTGAATACAACTCACGGGACGCAGGTCAAAAACCTGCTCAGCGGCGGAGTGAAGATGGGTATATCATCCCGTGGATTCGGCGATGTAAAAGAGTCGGGCGGCGCGAGAGTCGTTCAGTCCCTTTACCTTGTATCCCTTGGGGATATCGTAACAAATCCCTCTGCGCCGAATGCTTTCGTCAATGCAGTAATGGAAAACACCGAGTGGGTTTGGGAAAATGGCATCCTTGTCGGGAAGGATTTATCTGAGGACCTCGATGAATATAAGGATGCACTGGAAAAATCATCCCAAAAAGACCGAGATGAAGTGGCTATAAGCTTATTTAAAGAGTATTTATCCACCATCTCCGAAAAAATTGAAAAATCTGAAACTTATGGCCTTTCTGGTCCTGATAATGTTTTGATTGCAAAAGGCAACAAAAAAGATATGCATAAAATGAGAAAAGAAAAAGGTAAAGGTTTCGTGGTTTGGAATACGCCGGGCGGAAAAATCGGCGACAAAATGAAATAACAAAGGAGCAAGACATGTCAGGTAAAAATATGACCCATGATTTTGATGACCTTTATAAAGACTTGAAGGAGCATCAAAAACTGGTCGCCGAAGGCGTTGACGTTGATGCTGTAATCAAAGAACTCATTGATACCAGTTTCGGCGGTGATAATGAGTCTCAGATGAAAGCGGTGCAATTGTTAAAAGGTCTGGCGACTTCCGATGACCCAAAATCAAACGCATTCATGAAAAAACTGGACACATTCACGTCCGGCATGAAAGCGGAATAAAGAATTAAAGAAAATCTGAAACGTTTACTGGTTTAAAACGGTAAATATGTTTATAATACGAAAAATTCAATTTATTGATATAACGGAAATTTTAAAAGGAGAATAAACATGGACCTGAAGAAAATTTTGGAAAAATACTTCAAGGAACAGCTTTCCGAAGAGGCACTGACAGAAATCACCACCTTATTTGAGGCGGCGGTTAATGAAAAGGTCAAAGAGGCCATTGCCGAGACGGAGACCACCCTGGAAGAATCCAATAAGGCCGAAATGGAGAAATTCAAAGGTGAGTTGGTCGACAAACTTTCCGAGTATACGAAAGTCGCCGTTGACGAATTTATCGATGAAAATCGTCCGGCCATCGAATCCGATGTGAAAGTCAAAATTGCCGAAGGCATTGCACAGGGCATAACGAATGTTCTGAAAGAGCAATATATTAAGGTGCCGGAAGGCGAGACCGATGTTGTTGCCGATTTGGAAACCAAACTCCAAAAGCAGGAAGGCAAATTGAACGAGTCCATCAATTCGGATATCGACAACAAAAAGCAGATTCTGGAATATGAGAAGGCATTGTCCTTCAAAAAACTGGTATCTGAGGCCGACCTGACCGATGTGGATGCCGAGAAAGTCCTGGATTTACTGGACGGCATTGAGGCCGACTCCATTGAAACCTTTGAAGAGAAAACAAATATTATCATTGCAAAGGTGAAGGAAGACGGTAAAGCGGACGATGATGATGGTGACGATTCGCATAACGACCTGAATGAAAGCATCAATGATGACGATGCCGATGACGGGGCCGGCGGCGGAGACGATTCAGAAATCGACCAATATTTGCCTTAAACCTTGTTTAAACGGTAAATAAACATAACAGAGATATTTTTAACGTAAAATACCATTAAGGAGAAAATCAAATGGAAAAATTGTATGAGACTTTTACAGTTGAGCAGGAAGTTCTGGACAAGTGGTTGCCATTGCTTGAAGGTTCCGGCAAATGGGAGAATTTTGTATCCACATGTCCGAAACTGAACCCGATGGATTTTGCCACGGTTGCTCAGTTGTTAGAAAATACCGAAGCACTGAAAGAAAAGACCACGACCACTCAGGGCGTTGGTGACTTTTCACCGATTCTTATCCCGATGCTCCGGCGAGTTATGCCTTCCCTTATCGGAATGCAGATTTTCGGCACACAGCCAATGAGCGGACCGACCGGTCTGGTTTTTGCATTGCGCGCTGTTTTCCAGAATACCACGGATTTTCCGGTCAACCGGGCAAATTCAGTTCTGGTAACACTGGCCGATGCCTCAGCGTTTGGCGTTGCCACAGGCGGCGTTGGAACGGGCGGCGACATCACCCACGGCGGCACCTCAACAGGAACCGGCGTTGGTATCATTCGCCACAAAGAAAACAACAACCTTCTGGTCGAAGTCGTGTCTGGCACATTTGTTGCAGGCGCAGGCGAGCAGGTCGATAATGCCAATCCGTATTCGGCAGCCGCGACCACAGTGGCCAATGTCAGTGACAATGAGGCTCTTTACAAGCTCATTTTCAGCAATTACACCGGAAGCCATACCACGGCAGTCGGCGAAGAGCTGAGCACGGACATGAAGGAAGTCGGCTTCAACATCGAGACCGATACCGTGACCGCCAAGACCCGGAAGTTGAAAGCCAAATGGACGCAGGAATTGGAGCAGGATTTGCAGGCCATTCATAACATGAATGCCGAGCGTCTTTTGACCTCCATTGCCTCCGATGAAATCGTCATTGAAATGAATCGGGAGTTCATCAACCTCATTGCCGCGACCGCAGGCACTTCGAGTGCTTACAATTATAACACGGTTGTCGCCGGTGACACTGGCCGATGGGAATTGGAGAAATACCAGAACCTGATGGCGCACATCGCTCGCCAGAAACGTGAACTGGCCGTGACCAACAGACGTGGTATGGCAAGTTTTATGATTGTCTCCCCGGCTGTTTTATCGGTAATTGAGGCCGCAGGCAAACTGAAGGCCGATGGGGTCGACCCGGTACAGAATTCTTATGCCGGAAAAGCCTTGGGCATGGACTGTTATGTGGACATTTATGCCGAGTCCGATGACATCCAACTGGGTTACAAGGGGCCGAATGAAATTGACGCAGGTATTTTTTACTGCCCATACATTCCGCTTCAGATTCAGAAGGGCTTTGGGGAAGAGGACGGGCAACCGAGAACCTTCTTCCATACCCGATATGGAATCCTGGAAAACTTGTTCGGTGCCGAAAATTATTACCACACCATCCAAGTTTCTAACCTGCCTGTATAATAGCAGACCGGTTATTTAATTATTTTGCAAAATCGGGTCAGGCGCGACCTGACCCGATTTTTATTATAATGTTATGCCATCGGAATTCAAACAGGAGCACTTTATCTTTTGCCTGTTTAAAACGTCCCACCGCTTCCCGCGGAGAGAGTTAGTATGCCAGACTCACAACATGTCGATAAGGCCATTCCCCGGTTAATTTTTCCAACAGATTTAAGCCGAGTTGGAGAGGGCACCAATACTCCGAATATACCTTATATCGAATTTACCGCATATCGATGGCACGTTGACCCTAATTCAAAGAAAAACGCATCAATTTTCGTTCGGAATACATCCCGCGGCACGGCGGTTTTACCTCTTGCGGAAACAATAGCAGATAACCAAACGATTAACTGGGAGACCGCCGAAGGCGTTGGTGCCAAAAATATATTTGAATTCGGTTTAAAAAGAGGGATAGATTTCCTTCGTGGATTTTCAACGACAGTCGCACAATTTATCGAAGTCAAAAAAGCAAAAACAATAAATGACCTTCAGTCGTTGGCGTTTGGATTGACGGATTTTAGAACTTGGAACTTCACTTTCAAATTGATGCCAAAGGGACAACGAGACTCTCAGCGACTGGCCGAAATAATTCAATATTTTAAGCAAAATTCAATCGCTGATTTTTATGGGACATATATCGATTATCCGTCATTTTTTGTTGTCAAAGTACACTTTCCGACTGGAGACTCAGGCACATTATTCGAAAGATTACTCATTTTTAAAGCCTCAGTTATTACTCAAATCTCTGTAAATTATGCACCGGAAGGACATGCATTTTATCGGGACGGCGCACCAAACCAAGTTATCATAGATTTAACCTTTAAAGAACTCGAGAGGGTTAGCAGGGTTGAATATAATTTGGGATTGACTGGGCCGACAATTACAGGGAGAGGTGGTCGATAAATGAAATATTTCAGACTTTTGCCTATAATTGACCACGGAGATTTTCAGGTAAGGAATATTTTCAATAAATATATCCTGGATGACCCGATAGACGAAAAATACTTATTCAATAGACTCTGGCAAGACCAAGACAGCCTTGAGGCAATGGCCTTTGATGAATATGGAGATGCTGAGCTTTATTGGGTATTGGTAATTATTAATAACATCCGAGATATGATTTGGGATTTGCCGGTGCCGGATGATGTTCTGCAGACCATTGCGAAACAAATGACCATCGATACCGAAGGCTTTTTGGATTTGGTCGTGTATGGCACAAATTATGACGCACTGCAAGCAGAAAATGATAATAAAAGGGCGATTAAAATATTAAAATCTGATTTTGTCAATGAATTTTTATCTGATGCATTGAAAAATAAACCGGAATAATTATGGCAATCATAAATGATGCAAACCCTGTATTTGAAACAATTAAGGTTCTGGCACTGGATTTAATTACGATATCCGGCGACAGAATTAGTTTAACTGAAATATTTATGGGGATAAACCTTTTCGAGTCAATTTTTGAACCATTTATGTCCGGCAAAGTATTCATATCGGATACCTTCGATATGTATAAAAACACCCCTCTTATCGGTAACGAAAAAATCGAAATTACTTTCCAAGAGAGGGCAACGAATATTCAAAGAACGTACACATTCCGGTTATATAAAATTAACAGGGATGATAGCGTGACGCGAGATTCGGCAAAATTCAGACTCTTGGAATGTTATTTTTACTCTGAGGAACGCCAGGCCGACCAATTACAACGTATCAGCCGAAAATTTTGGGATTTTCCTGATGCAATTGTTGAGCAGATTATCCGAAATTTTTATGGGTCATTAAAATCAATTGAAATTGATTTCGGAGCAGATTTGATTGAATATATTTCCAATTATCATAAGGGCTCGACTATAATAAATTTTTTGGTCAAGAATTCTGTATCTGATTTTATCGGTGAGCGTGATTTTATGTTTTTTGAGTCGATGGCCGGATTTCATTTTGTGCCTCTTTCATTTTTGCTATCAAAACCGGCAGTTGAAAATTTGCATTATTTGCCGAAACGGGAAATGACCTTCCGCGTTGATGATATGCAATTTTTCAAGCAGGATGCCTATTTCGATTTAAATCTTGATTCCAATGTCGGGCTTTTTGGTAAAACTTTATATAAAATGCAGGAGAATGACCGATATGGAGTGGTCACCACGGCGGCAAATTATGGAGATAATGCCGGAGCATTTTTAACACAGGGCCGCAGTTTATTGTTTGATGAGTCGTTATATAATGAAAATAATATGGTTATGGATTATCACCACAACCATGATGTGGCACAAGTTAGATCCGCTCATTTAAGCACTATTTTACACAATAATAAACTCATGGTCCGGACCATTGGTACTCTTGACCGGAAAGTTGGCGATATTTTAAATGTCACCTATCCAAACATGGATAATTTACCGGAACCAAATCAAGCATTTGACGGGAGTTGGATAATATTATCAATTAAGCATACAATAACAAGGTCTTTCGAATATACTCAAAATATGCTATTGGCAAAAAATGCTCGAAATTTTGGCCAGACATCTGCTGATGACAATACCTGGAGACTGTAAAATTTTTGAAATATTACGTGAGGAGCAAAAAGAATTTAATTTGGCTGCTCTGATGCGGCGGATGGTGGTTGATGATAAATATCATGGCCATAAAATTGCATGGGTAATAACTGAAATATGGGACGAAGCATGGTCGCATGAGAAAAACGCTTATATCGGGGCCGGCGGAACGATAAATGAAATCGGCCATCGATATGAGAGAGCACTCGAATTTTTTCATATGGACCCGGTAGAAAGGCTTCAAAAATATGGGCCGATTATAATGCCGAGAGTAAGAAATGTGGATGTCCGTGGCCGAGTCCGAATGGGAAATGGTCGTCACAGATATTGTGTTATGCGGGATTTGGGGGCCGAGCGGATACCGATATCAATGAATGATGATTCAATACAAAATGCTGAAAGGTTTGGATTTATATGAATTTATTTTATGGAATTGTTGAGCAAGACTGGGACCCAGAAATGCTTGGCCGAGTCCAAGTGAGAATAGTTGGTAAGCATACCGCAAATCGCACTGACCCGACTCAGCCGGATTATATGCCTGTGGAAGATTTACCTTGGGCGCAGACCTTACAAAAAGGCACAACAATATCAAATGAATCTGGCATGTTTTCCGTCCCTAAAAATGGCACGTGCGTGATTGTATCATTTATGGATGAAGAGGAGCAGTTCCCGATTATCCTTGGCTCAGTGCCAAAAATACCTGAGACTTTGCCGGATTTTGAGCAGGGATTTAGCGACCCGTTGGGCGTTAATCCCACCCCGGAATCATTGGGCGTCTCCCCGATATCCAATTATGCAACCGGAGTTCCGGTGCCAGAGGGAGTCGTAAATAAAGCCAATGATGCGGAAATTGGAGTCGTTTGTGTCGATGATATTTGGAATGAACCGGTCACTCCATTTGCACCGATATATCCGAATAATTTAGTTTTACAGTCGAATAAGCAGGTTCTTGAACTGGATGGTACACCTCTTGCAGAGCGGATAAATTTTCAGCATATAATCGGCTCATTTATGGAGATGCATCCAGACGGGTCACGGGTCACAAAATCAAAAGCCGATGACGTTTTGGTGGTCGAAGGAGACCGGAATATTTTGGTAAAAGGCGGGAGTCACGTCACTGTCAGAGGCGTTGCATCTGGCTATAATTTGGAAGCGACCCGAGATATAAAAATGAAGTCGGTTTTGGGTGCAGTCGAAATGGAAGCGACCACGAACGTGGATATATCTGCACCAATATTAATCAATGTCGATACGGACGGAATTTTAACGATATCTGCGGCCACGGCGATTATTGATATCGATGGAGTTTGCATCATATCGGCCAGTTTGATAACACTTAATTAAAATGAGTTTACCAACCGCAAAAATGCTTGATAATGGCGTTGGAGTTGATGATTGTCATAGCACTCCAAAAAGCGGGACTGGGATTATAATCGAAGGCTCGACTGACGTTTTTACAAATGGGTTGCCAACAGCAAAAATGTTGAATACCGTTTTGTTCGGAGATGGGCATACTGGCATCATTATTCAGGGCTCATCATCGGTTTTCACGAATGGTTTACCAACAGCCAGAATGCTGGACCAATTTGTCGGCTGTTTTACCGGCATTTTAATTGAGGGGTCGAGCAATGTTTTCACAGGATAAGGAGATATTATGACTGTAGCTGACGACCTTAGAATTTTAGTCGATGAAGACTATCCAGAAATGGTGGCGAATTTAAATATTATTCTTGACAAACTGGATGAATCGCATACAGAAATTGTAAATGAGATAATTACCATAAATGATGGCGTATTGGATGCGGCGGAGGCCGCACATTTTGCGGCACTGGAAGCAAAACGGGTTGCGAATAGTTGGCTTTATACCGAAACTTATGGGAATTATGGCACTCTCAATTTAACAGAATGGCAGATTTGGGAAGAAAATGGGAATATTATTACGACTCCCCAGTTAGCTTATCTCGGACCGGATACTTTTTCCTGTACGCCGGGAGTCAATTTTGCGGCAGGTTTGCCAATTTTGGTTCAGCCTGGAAATATTGTCAGAGTGGTTTTGAGCACTGTTTGGTTTCCAAATCCACCTCCGGGACCGCCACCTCCGGTATCGACAACCGTTAATTTGGTTCCGGGTGGGCCGGCACTTCCGGGCGGATTGACATCGGTTGAAAAATCATCGGTAATTTACTCTCCCACGGTTAATTGGGATAGTGACCCGACCATCGAACCGCACCAAGGTGCATTTGCAACCGGATATAATCAATTAACTCAGGAACCGGGCGTCAATGGCACTTATGGATTAATTCCAAAGCGAGACCAGATAGAGTTGGGTCAAGATATTCAAACAATTAACCGTGATGCATACCAGAGTTTTATCGATGATTATGAACCATATGCGGCGTAAATAGTATTATAAGGGTTTAAATTATGCCAACATATTCAGATATTCCTTTTGATTTAGATATCAACGAGTTCGGGGACCTCATTTTGCTTGAGGATACGGATTCCATCCGGCAATCCCTGCGGACTATTGTTTTGACGAAAATTGGGACAAAAACCAAATTTCAAAATCCAATATTCGGTTCTGCCACGGCAGATTTGCTTTTTGAAAAATTAAATCCATTTACATTATCAAATCTCGAGCAAGAGGTCGAGTTTGCAATTGAAAACTGGGAACCACGAGTACAGATTGAGACCATAAATGTTGAGTCGGACGTGGGCCAGCATGAGATTAAAATCCAAATCACTTATTCAATAATCAATTTACAAATCACGGACGAATTGACAATTAACCTGTCGGTTTTGTCATAAGGATGAAAAATGCCTGATGTAAAAGAGTTTTTTAATATTGATTTTAACGATTTAAAGCAGCAATTTAAGGAGTTTATTGAGGGCCAGACAGAGTTCCAAGATTACAATTTTGAGGGCTCAGCATTGTCACAGTTACTCGATATAATCACTTTCGGTATACAATATCAGCAAATGTATCTGAATATGGCGACCAATGAGTTATTTTTGGATACGGCACAAATCGATACCAATGTCTTTAAACTTGCAAACACTTTAAATTACATCCCGAAACGTAAAGCGGCAGCTTATATCTGGACCGGAATTCAGCGAATTAATGATATGATAAACGGTGAGTTATGGTCCGGAGCAGGGGATATCGTCCAACCAGACCCGCCAGACGACTGGAATTTAGCGACCGGGGTTGTAAATGGCGTTTATACCGTTGAGGATGAAAGTGCAAATCCAAGCATCGCCGACTCCCATACAGGTGCGGCGGCGGTTTTACAAATTGAGCAGGATGATGCCGGGGCTAAATTAATCTCGCAGGGTTTTGCAACTCAAATCGGGAAAAATTATACATTCACCGTCCGATATAAAACAAACGGGACGCAGACGGCCAGAGTAATCATCGGAGTGGCCACGGATATTTCCGGCGAATTATTGGATACAACCGTTTCATCGGCAGTCGCCGGAGAATGGGAGCAATTATCGTTTAATTTTACCGCAACAAACGCCTTGACTTACTTCACGTTAGGCGCAGGAAGTGATGACATAGGGGAGAACGTGCAATTTGACGAATGTCGCCTCACGCGTAATTTGTCAATCACTTTAAACAAATATTCCAAGTTTGCAATGGGCAGCTTATTCCTGACAAATTTTGAGGACATAATCATCAATGATAATGAAATTCACGTTGTTCGATTATATGAGGGAGAGGTTTTTCAGCAAGACTGGGTTTCAGACGGCACGACATTTCAGGAATACACATTGGATTATCGGGATGAAATCGATAACGAAGAGCTGAATGTTTTTGTCGATGCACCGGACGGCTTTGGCGGGTTTATTATATCCACGGACCCATGGATAAACGTCAATACTGAAACCTTTGAAATCAACGACCCTGGATTTTATATTCAGCATTTTGAAGATTTGATAATCAAATTTGATGACGGGCAAAGATTCCAGATTCCATTGGTAAATGAGCGGGTCCGGATGATTTATGTCAAAACTCAGGGGGATGCGGTAAATGGAAACGCGGCCGTAATAACCATCGACCCAACCGTCACTTTTTACGATGAATTGACGGTGACCCGACTTGGTGTTTTGGAAAATGGGGTTGCTGAAGAGTCGATGGATGCCATTCGAGCGAATGCACCTCTATATTATACGACTCAAAACAGGGCCGTAACCCAGGATGACCACAATATTTTGGTCAAGAAATATTCGCAGTTTGATACCTTTTTCGATGCCTTTTTATGGGGCGGTGAGTTGGAATACGTTGAGGAAGTTCCAGTTACACCTCCAACCATCCCGGCCTCATTTTACAAAAGGCTTGTCGAGTTCTGGCCAACAAAAGAATTCCCGTTTGTCGATGTTGGGCATGTTTATTGCACGGCATTAAAAGATGATTTTGCATATCTCGACCAGACGGAAATCGATGACCTAATTAACTTTCTAAATATTACCAAGATTGTGGCGATATTCTACAGATTTCTGCAGCCGCAAATTGTGCATATTTTGCCCACGGTCAATATCAAGCACGAGTCAGTTTTAAATCTTGACACCGTTGCAATAGCCGAGCAGATTGATACGTGGCTCAACGATAATTTAGAGGGATTTAACAAAGTCTTCCATCTCTCCAACTTTATCAAGTTTGTCGATTCAATCGATGAAGTCATTGAAACTTCAATTACTTATTCAACTCACGTCACGGTCAAAGATTCGGGATATGTGGCCGTCAGGCTTTGGAATGAGGTCGTGCCGAGTTCGATTTCCGGTATGGTAAACGGCTTTTTATTGACGGATGACGGGGCCGGCGGATTATGGTGGAATGGAAACTTGGTCGGCTCGATATCTTATACCGGAGACCCACTGCTTGGGCAGACGGGCGGATATATGATTATCAATCAGGATGATTATGTATCATTCGGCCTGCCTGCGGACAGCACTTATGATTTAAATTTTGAATATGCCGATACCCGGACGGTTGAATTAAACAGGGAGACCTTTTTGTTATTTGACCCAACCATATTAAACGCAGAGGTATATCAGGAGACTCAGTAATGCCGGTCTTGGTCAATCAATATAAGAAAATCCAATATCTCATTGATGCACTCGTCATACCATTTTTGAAAACTCAGCATCCAAAGTGGCGGGAGCTGATTTTGGTTTACTTGAAATATCTGGATGAAAACCCATTATTTGCGGCGATAAATTTCACGGACAATACCAATGTCAATGAAATGTTTTCCGAGCTTTTGGATGATTTTTTAGATTTATATTTCAAAGACGTTGTCGACCTGGATAAATTTGGGTTAAATGACGACAATAAACGGCTATTTATCGCCTTATCGAAACTGGTTCATAATTTAAAGGCGACCGGGACATCATTTGGATTTTTCTTTAATTCTTTCACAAATTTTTCAATTCCCACGGATACTGGCGATATAAATATCAATGATTTGGTGGTTGAATTGATAGAGAAGCCGGAATGGTGGCTATTAAATAATGACCCGACCAGACCATTTACATATATTTTTAAGGTAAACGAAACCGATTTAACAAATTTAAGGGAGCTTATTAGAGAAGTCCATCCGTCAGGATGGTTGCAATTATTTTTGTATGAAGTGCATTTTGAGGAGCATTTCAGAGGATATGATTGCCTTGAATTAACGACCAGATATGGCATATTTTATAACGGGAAATATAATTATGACGGGATTCAGATGATTGACGGAGTCCCCGAAGCCCTTTTATATCAGGGCGAATATGTGGTCGAAGATTTTATTTGTGCGCCGGATGATGCAATTGGCTCATCTTCACCGAATTATTTCGCTCAGCAGGGCGACTTGGTGCACCAGATTGTATCGGATATCGAAAAACAAATCGTGATATCCTCTGCGCCGGACATTGAATTTGTAACTCAATCGGATATCGAACTTCCGCCTCCGGCTGATAGTTATGATTTATCCAACCAAAATGCTCAGCAGGCAGTGAAGCAATTTGGATATGATTTTGTCGCACAATCTTTTGTTGGTAATGGCGAAAAGATTATTCAGGTTGATTTAGAATTGGATAAATTTGGCACTCCGCCGGGTAATACTGAAGTCTGGATAATGGCACATACTGGCGTATTTGGCACTTCTTCAGAACCGACTGCTCCCATTTTAGCAAATTCTGACCTTTTAGTGGCCAATAATGTTATGGGAGTTGGTAATTGGACATCATTTGATTTTACCGGAGTGGACCAAATAACTTTGACATTGGGAGTGAATTATTGCTTGGTATTAAAATATCAAGCATCGAACTTAGACTGGTTGCTCTTAGGATATGATAATGCCGGTTCTCATATCGGAAACTTTGCTCGTTTTGCATCCGGGGGATGGGAAACATGGGCGGCATGGGATGTCTGTTTTCAATTGTGGACTCAACCATAAATTTTAAAAGGTAAATAGTATAATGAAAGCATTAGATAAAATCCCGATGAGTCGGGGCAGATTAAGAATCAATGTTTATAGGATTATCGAAGGCCGGAAAATTCCTATCGACAGGTTTAACGACCACAATTTAATCGTTTCATCAGGTTATCAGTTAATTACCTTTTTATTGGCGGGTGAACCGGGCAATCACAAAATCACAAAAATTGCAGTCGGAGAAGACGGCACTGCGCCGGATGCATCAGATACCGATTTAACAAACAAATTCACGAAGCCGATTGATTCTTACAATTTTCTTGCGGACAATATTGTCCAATTTAATATCTCAATCGATACCGGAGAGGCGAATGGATTGCAAATCGCTGAGTTCGGGCTATTTTCAGAGGATGAACAACTTTTTGCAAGAAAAATAAGGTTACCGGCCATCCCCAAAGATTCGGATATTATTATCGAAGGGGACTGGACGATTTGGGTGTTTGAATGCAAGATGAACGATTTTGCGGTATATCCGAATATTGTCCATATCACGAACTCGACCATAGAATTACCATAAGGGGAAGAAAATAATGGCGACAATTAATGAGTTTTCAATATGGGAACCAAATATTTATGAATTGGAAACGACAGACCCAGTCATAGGTGGGCCGACCGGAATATCGAATTTATCTCGTCAGCAATTGACGAACCGGACGCGTAAAATATTTGATGTCTTGGAAGAAAATGGGATTTTCATTACCGAGTCCAACCATATTTATGAAGGGCAAAATATTGACGTCACGGCGACTTTTGAGGGAACTGTGGCGGATGGAGACCTTGTATATTGGCATGAAGGGAATGCTGAATACACAAAAGCCATTGCAGACGGGACGGAAAAGGCCACATTTGTCGGAGTGGCGGACGTCACCAAGGGCAAAGTAATCGCCGGAGGCTTTTTAGAGAATCCGGTTGTCACTGGAGTGCCGGCCCAGAACGATATTTTATTCCTCTCAAATACCGTTGCCGGTCAAATGACGACTTCATCCTCAAATACTCCGGTTGGAAAATGGCTGTGGAATAGCGTAATATCCCTTAATTCGGGCGTGGGCGGCGGAGGTGCGGGTCAATTTGACCATGAGCAGGACACTTACCGCATGCTTTTAAACGACTCGTGGTTTTTGAATGGCACATGGGATAACCTTTTTGACGTCTCGATTTTACTTGACCCTGGATATACAATGTCGCATGATTTCGGGGAGAATAAATTCGATTTTACTGCGGGGCAGCTTTTTGAAACAACCAATTTATATGACCCAACTTTAGCAATAACTGTCGATCGGGCCTTTCCAAGCATCGATATGGATGATTCTGGCGCGACGGTGATTGAGTTAACCGCCGATGGTGGAGCAAACTGGGAAGTGGCGACAAATAATGCGGTGCATGATTTTTCAAATACCGGCACGGATTTACGATTGCGGGTGACAGGCGGCGGAACTGGTTCGGTCCGGAGTTATGGGGTTTTATATAATCCCGATGTCAATCTCTGGAATAATATGGCGGCGATTTTACATTCGGCCATCACGGATGATGAACCGCTGAAGCATTATGCAGAATCGGCCATCCGGCACTCAGTTATTGTCGATGATGAGGCCGCAAAACATCGTCTTATAAATGACGGCTCGACTTCGACCACAGTACTTTGGAGTGGCAGTTATATCAACTCATTAATAAACGGCATTCAATCAAGTGGAATTTATGTTGGCGACAATGTATTTAAAATGGGAACCAACCTTCACGGTGATGATACTTCCATTCTTTATGATAATCTGATAACTCCAATTCCTTCCGGTGTCACCGGGTGGTCGGATTTTTACTTTTTTACCGATAAGCGGTTGTATTCAGACACTCCCAGATATATCATTTTTGAAGGGCGACTGAAATGTACAACGAATAATGAGAGAGTTGGATTAAGAATCAGAATCAGCGGCACAATATCATCTCTTGGTGGACCTTTTGGTAATGATGGCGGGTCGCCGGGTTCGGTCAGAGTTAAGGGATTTGGCAGTAATCCAAATAATTTTCATGCTTTTCAAATCGGTTTGGATACCAATGCAGTCGGAAATGGTTGGGAAGATATCGCGATTCAAGTATATAGAAGTCATTTTCTGGCAACAGGTCAAATTGACCGATTACAAGTTTATTGGAATTCAAGCTATGCAGTTATAAATTAAAAAGGAGAAAAACGAGATGACAACTTATTTTTATAGTTATGGCGTAACCGGGAGTGAGGATTTAAAGGAATATTTCGGGACCCCGCTTGAGGCTCAATTAGACCCTCTGGAAACCGAATTACAGGGTGAAGATATATTTTTGCTCCCCGCAAATGCCACGTTTATTGAACCGATGGAAGCCGGTGAGAATGAAATGCAGGTTTTTGACGAAGAGTCCGAGACTTGGAGCATCGTTGTCGACCATCGTGGGACAATCCACTATGATGAAGATGCCGTTTCCTATGAAATAATGGAGCTTGATGAAAGCGTCCCCGGCACTCATACCACGGAAGCTCCTCCGGCAGACCTTAAACAGCCTCATTGGACTGGCTCAGAATGGGAAGAGGGCGGGTTAGTTTATCATGACAATGGGCCGATAACCACAAAGGCGCAGGTTGATGCCATAACATCGACTGAAATCGATGCACTGGGCGAGCAAAAAGCCAAGACCTTAAAAATCGTGGCCGGAGATGGTGCATGTCCCGAATGGGATACTTTCATCGCGGCCAGAGATGCTCTTGTTGCCGAAGGTGACCAATTCATCATCGATAACGAACTCGAATAAGGAGTAAACGATGGGACATTTATCAATAAGTAATCTGCCCGTTGGTTTTGTATTCCCGATTATAAATAGTAATGTGGTTCCCACAGGTTCCTTGGAATGTAATGGCGCACTGATATCGAAAACCACTTATGCCAATTTATATTCTGGTGGACAATTATCAATCAATGGGTTATATGGTGAATCTGGCGGCAGTTTTTATTTGCCAGATTTACGTGGCCGAGCATTAAGAGGTTGGGACCACGGAGCAGGGAGAGATACTGGTGCCGGTTCTCGTAACACAGATGAAATCGGCGGAGTAACCGGTGATAATGTCGGCTCACATCAGCACGATAAATTTGCTGAGCATAATCATGGTCCATCACAGGGACTCAGATCGGTTGGTGAACTTATTGGAGGGTCGAGTCCACGGCAAATGGCCGAATTTTCGGGATTAGGAAGTCCTGCTCCCAATACAGGCTTGTCCGGTAATGGTCCTGAAACGATAATGAAAAATACCAATGTTATGTGGTGCATTAAATATTAAGGAGCAAAGGAAATGCCGAAAACTTTAGTTACATCAACCGGCCAAAATTTTATAGAGAAAAGCGATTCGCCTTCTGATGGTCTTGGATTTTTCTCCCAAGTTCAGCATTACGAGAAACAATTGGGGATTAATGGTGCGTCCAGTAATACCATTTTTACTCTGACAAAACCATATGTGGTCGGCTCAGATACCTTAATGGTTTTCGTCAATGGTCAAAAAGCGGAATTAGTTGTATCAGCAACGGCTGCTTTGGAATATGAAGAGTCGGATTTACTGCGGGTTACTTTTGGTGCATCTTTAGACGATGCCGATGTCATTGAATTCATTGTATTGGGTGTTTATGAAATACTCGATACGACCCAACTTTTTATGCCACCGGGCTTTGTTTTTCCAGTCGTCCACTCAAATACACCTCCGGTTGGGACTTTGCACTGCGATGGTTCATATATATCGATGACCACTTATGCGGCCTTATATACCGGATTTCCTTTATCATTGGGCGGACAATATGGCACATCGGGCGGCAATTTTCGCCTTCCTGATTATCGCGGCCGATTTTTGAGAGGATGGTCGGCAGGCACATCCAGAGACCCTGACCGAGCATCTCGTGTATCAAGTCCGGCAGGTTCACCGGCAGGCGATAACGTTGGTTCATATCAGGCCGACCAATATCGGTCACATAATCATCCACCTTATCCAGGGTGGGCAAATTTTATGTCTTCGACAGGAAATTCTCATGGAGATGCCGGTGATAGTTATGGCGTTATTGGTGCCACTGGTTTTGCAGGTGGCAATGAAACCAGGCCGATAAATACATATGTAATGTGGTGCATTAAATATTAAGGAGCAAAAAATGACAACCGTTTTATATCGTATCAGCTCAGGGGAAGTAATTGGAATCTCTCCAAAAAATAAGTTATGGGAAGAGGTCAACCAGAATCAATTTGCCGTTTTGACCAATCCCACTTTTCTCGATGGCGAGCAAAATCATAATCCAGATAATCCCAAACGGCGGGAGTATGGATATCAAAAAATTGCTGTGCCAGATTTCCAAGAAGTGCGAAATGCCACAGAGACGGAAATTAAAATATTCGTCAATGCTGAAACGATTGATATCGATGTGATGGATAAGGTATTCGCACGGGTCTTTATGAACGACCATCCGAGATTCAAAAAATTGATGAAGGCAGTCGTTGTCATTTTGGTCGAAGAATTGAATCAAATTCGGACCGAAATGGGGCTGCAGAAACTCGACCCTTATGAAGTCAGAAAACAAATCAAAGGCAGAATTAAGTCAGACTTTGAATCTTTAGAAGAATAAAAAATGAGCATTTTAAATCTCAGTTATCCTGTAAGGGAAATCATGCTGTGCACGGTATCCGGCGCAGTGGTGGATACCGATAAGCGGAAATTCGTTGGCGACATCGTTGCGGTGCGTCAACCGGATATAGGCGCAGGTTTGCGCGAACTCAAACGATATCTTTGGTTAAGAGTTGAGGGGTTAGAAGAGAGTGACTGGGGATTATTAGAAGCAGAAACCGATTTTGAAAAAAGACGGTTTTGTATACATCTCGAAAGATTAAAACAATTCAATAGCAATTTCGACCCACAGAAAGCAGCAGACCCGGATATAATTTATCAGCCATTTTTGCCGGTTGATGATGACGGTCTCTTTGTTTTCGACTCAAATCCTATCAATGTTCTTGGTTTAATTTATGATAAGGAATTTGGGATTTACCTCTAATGGCAATTTCACAAATAAATCAATCTGACTCGACTTTTCCAGAAGACGGGCTCACTGATACTTTAGTTCATACCGTTGGTTCAGGTACAGACCGGCTTTTAATCGTATTAGTCGGTTGGAATTCCTCTGGTTCTCATAGGCCGGTCACTGGCGTTGTTTGGGACCCAACCGGGGCGAATGAAGCTTTATCTTTGGTCGAAGGGATAAATTCTGAGGATGATGCGGCATGTGCAACCTATATTTTAGCTGCTCCAACAGTCGGTGCGAGCAAAGATATCGTGGTCACATGGGATTCGGCTCCTGCCGGCCCGAAATCAATAATCGCTTTTACACTCACCGGCGTTGACCAATCTTCCCCTATTGCAGATATCGGCAGTGTTGCTGACCAGTCTGTCGATACTTTACAAACGACAATATCTACTTTATCTGGTGATTATGTTGTATGTCATGCCAATCAGGAACTTGGCTCAACGAACAATTTTGACTGGACAAATTCTACCATTACCATCACGGAAGTCCAGGATGAAACGGAAGATTCTGGTTCACCGGAAAGTCATTTCGGCGGCGGATATGGTTCAGCATCTTCGACTTCGGTCACGGTTCAAGTTGATGCCAATGATGCCGACCATATGACAATGCAGGCCGTTGCCATTGCTCCAACCGGAACAGGCGGCTGTCGAGTTAGTGGAGAAGGTTCTTGCAGGCGAACAGCCACAAATGAAAATGTTAGCACATTTGGTGCGGCAGGTCAAGGCCGAGATTATACCACTTTATCTGGATGGGAAACGGATACTGACATAAATCTGGTTTCGGCGGCTCAGTCGGAAGTTCTGGAACTTTATGACGACCAGGCCATATTTGATGATGGAATCGGCGTTGCAGGGGCAACCACAAACGCATCTTATTTCCGTATTATGCGTCCGGCTGATGGCGAAGGCCATGATGGGACTCCAAATAATGGTGTTCATATCCAAAGGGCTTCTGCGGATTCATCAACCATCGATGTCGATGAAGATTATTTCCAAGCTCAAGATTTAATTGTATCCCATAATCGTCCCGCATCATCCACTCAAACTTTATGTATACGGTCAGAAGATGCCGGTGATTTTAGGAAGTGGATCGGTATAATTGTTGCATTCACCGATAACTCTCCCGGCACGGCCAGAGGAATATCACTTCGTGGTGATGTCGATATCGTTATAAATTCATTATGTAATGACGTTGAAGGATATGCATTTGATTCACAGGCCGGTTCCGGCACAAAGAATTATTTCCTGAATTGCGTTGCGGCAAATGGTGGTGGCGATGGATTTAGAGTTTCAGGCGGCGTGACAAATGGCGTCATTGCAATTAACTGCATTGGATATGGTAATGCCGGAGAGGATTTCCAAGACCCGTCCGCTGAAACGGAATGGGATTTAACAAATTCATCCCATAATGCATCTGAAGATGCAACGGCGGCGGATTTTACAAGCGGCCGCGGGTCACAGACCTTTACCTTTGTCGATGCCGGAAATGACGACTTTCATTTAAGTGAATCAGATGCCGGTGCGAGAAATTACGGAAAAGATTTATCCGAGCAAGACCCATTTTGCTTTAACGATGATATTGATGGGGATATTTATGGTGCGGACAGCGGCTCTTGGGATATCGGTTTTGATGAACCGGACGTGGCCACTGACCGAGAATTTACCTCAACCGCAAATATCGTCCATAGCACATCTTCAGACGGGAATGCAACCAGAGAATTTGCCTCTGCGCCGACCATAACTCATTCAATCACTTCTGATGGCGACCAAGACCCGTGGGGACTGGCCGATTCACTCAGCGTGGTTGTTGGTGCAAATCAGACCGGAGACGTTGAGGATACTTGGATTGATGATGAAGCAGCGGTTTGTTGGGATGAAGAGACCGGTTCTCCGGGTTTAGACGTCCGATTTACATTTGGCCTGATTCCGCCGAGCTTTGACGTGGACGGGGCAATTATGTCCGTTTATGTGGCACATTCCTATGATGGGAATCCGGCACATCTCATCAAATTACAAGTATGGAATTATGATTTAGCGCAGTGGGATGATGTCACAAATAATTCCACTGATTTTCCAACCACTGCCGGAATTAGCTCAGTTGAAACTTTTATTTTAGGGGATGGTGATAACTGGCCGGTTGCAAATGGCGGACTGGATGAATATGTTTCGTCCGGCCGGGAACTGCAATTAAGATTTGACCACTTATCAAGTGGAAATATAAATCATGCTTTTTGCGTTGAATACCTAAAATTGGACGCCGGGCATTTTCACTCATCAACGAGTATTGTCCACTCGATTACATCGGACGCCAATGCTCAGCGGGAATTCGCCTCTGCGCCGACCATAACCCATGTAATCAGCTCCGATGTCAATGCTCAGCGGGAATTTGCATCGCAGGCTGATATTGTCTTCGATATTTCATCGGATATATTTAAATCCGCTTTATTTGTATCGCAGGCGGACATCGTATTTGATGCCACGGCGGACATAAATGCAACCAGAGAATTCGCATCGCAGGCGGATATTGTCCACGATATCGTTTCGGATGCCAATACCGAGAGAGAATTTGCGGCTCAAGGCGGGATATGGACGATAACCCATTCAATCAGCTCCGATATTCACGTTACGAGAGAATTTGCATCGCAGGCCGATATTGTTTTCGCAACCAATACTCCGGCCATTGCTGCCGAGCGAGAATTTGCATCTGCTCCGGCCATCGTATTTGATACCGAATCTGACGGCCAAGCTGACCGGATTTTTGCATCGCAGGCGGACATCGTATTTGATATCAATGCCGATATCAATGCAACCAGAGAATTTGCATCCACGGCAGGCATAGTTTTTGCAACCAATACGCCAGAAATTTTTACCGAGCGACAATTCGCCTCTGCACCGAGCATTGTTTTTGCCACTTCATCCGATATTTTTACCGAAAGGGAACTGGCATCCACGGCGGATATCGTTTTCTCGATGGATTCACTTGGGCGGCGGAATATTTGGTTGACATCGCAGGCCGATATTGTTTTTGCAATCAGCTCAGATATTCAGGTTGTTTCCGATTTTGACGTGACCGCCAATGTGGTCTTTGATATAACTTCCGATATTTTTACGACACGGGAATTCACCACAACTGCGGATTTGGTATTTAGCCTGACTTCGGATATAGAAAAATCTGCTTTATTTGTATCACAGGCCGATGTGGTATTTGCAACCACCTCAGATGCCAATGCTCAGCGGGAATTCGCCTCTGCGCCGACCATTTCATGGGATGCTCAGTCGGGCGGCTTATCAACTGAGAGAGAATTCGCATCGCAGGCGGACATCGTATTTGATGCCACTTCTGACATCGAAGCCGAGCGACAATTTACATCGCAGGCCGATATTGTATTTGATACCGCATCTGATATTCAAACTGAGCGACAATTCGTATCCACGGCAGGCATAGTTTTTGCAAGCACGTCCCATATCCAGGCCGAAAGAGAATTCGCTTCGCAGGCGGACGTGGTCTTTGATACCGCTTCCGATATAAGCACAGCACGGGAATTCACATCGCAGGCCGATATAGTTTTCGATATTTCATCGGATATTTTATACACTGCCGACTTTGATGTATCACCGAGCATCGTTTTTGCAACAAATAATCCGGACCCACAGGCGGAACGGGAATTTTCCGTCAATCCGAGCATCGTTTTTGCATTAACTTCCGATATCACGCACGAGCATAATTATTCGGCACAGGCCGATATTGTTTTTGCAACCGTTTCTGATATCAACCAGACGATGGATTTTGCATCCACTGCGGCCATTGTTTTTGATATAACCTGCGGCCCGACTGCTTTAGACCACGGCCATTTCTTTCATGTGGAACCGGACATAGTATTTGCCACGAGTTCCGATATTAATCGGGAATATCAATTTGCATCGCAGGCGGATATTGTTTTTGATACCGTTTCTGACGGCAATCAAAGCATGATATTTGCGGTGCAGGCCGATATTGTCCACGATATTGTTTCGGATGCCAATGCCGTGCGAGAATTTGAACCCGGCACTCATATTCAAACTGATATCACTTCCGATGTCAATGCTCAGCGGGAATTTGCATCGCAGGCGGATATTGTCTTTGATTTGGTATCGGATGTCAATGCCGAGCGACAATTTATTCTATTTCCGCCACCTGATATTGAATTTATAACTCCAAAACCTGCGGGGCAGGCCGAGCGACAATTTGCATCGCAGGCGGATATTGTTTTCGCAACAGAATCGGATATTAAGCGGGGATATTTCTTTACATCATCGCCGAGCATCAATTTTGTAACAAATAATCCGGCCATCTCCACTGAGCGACAATTTGCATCGCAGGCCGATATCGTATGGGACATAAACGATATTGACCACAAATTGCAAAACACTTTCCTGATTCAGCCTTCGATTATTTGGGATATTACCGACCCAGTCATTGAAGTCGAGCGACATTTTAGCTCTCAGGCCGATATTGTCTTTGATATATCTGACCCCGAGATTGACCATGCACATCTGTTTTCCTGTAACCCAGGAATAGCTTTTACGATGCGGTCTTTGATGCGGACAAATACAGAGTTTATTGTCCGGCCAGATATTTTCTTTGAAACCAATAATCCGGTTATTTCGACTGGTGGCACTCCGCGGCTTTTTGCATCGCAGGCCGATATTGTATTTAATACCGAATCATTACTCATCGGGGCAACAAGGCTCTTTCAGTCGCAGGCGGATATCGTTTTCGACATCTCTGACCCCGAAATTAATAAAGAAAACCGCTTTGAGGTGCAACCGGACATCGTATTTGATATTGAAACGGACATCCGGACCGTCCGGACATTTGCATCGCAGGCGGATATCGTATGGGATATCTCCGACCCCGACCCCGCAACCGAGCGAGAATTCGCCACTGGGCCGGCAGTCGTATTTGATATCCAATCAGCCGGTGCCAATACTGAGCGAGAATTTGCATCACAATCCGATATTGTTTTCGCAACCACTTCCGATGCCGAAGCCGAGCGCGAGTTTACGGTACAGGGAGACGTGGTTTTTGATACCACATCGCATATAACAACCGATAGAAATTTTGCTTCCCAAGCAGATATTGTTTTCGATACCGAGTCTCAGATTAATTTAGAGAGGCTTTTTACGGTGCAGAGCGATGTGGTATTTAATGCTCTGGCCGGTATAATCCGACAGGAACGGCAATTTGCCACTCAGTCGGATATCGTTTTCAGCACAGAATCGTTATTAAAACAAATATATAATTTTGCTTCAACCTCATTAATTGAGTGGGAAATTCCGGCCAGTCCGGTAAATATGTTCAAGACCAACTTATTTCAAAGCCATCCGCTTATTGTCTTTGAAATGATGGCTCAGATAAATACTGAGCGACTGTTTGCAAGCACGGTTACATCAAATAATTCCAATATTGGAATTTTATGGCGAACAACAAATCCGGACCTGAAATTAACTCGACTTCCGGTCCTTAGAAACTTCGCCTCAACGGTAAATATAATTGTAAACGTAAACAGCTTGAATATTTTGAATATGAGTTTAGACGACTTATTTCCATCAACGGCTAAGTCGCTAACTCCGAAGCAAACGACCACGTTGATAGGAATTAATTAAAAAGGAGAAAAAACATGGGAAGCATTACAAATTTATTGGAAGATGCATTATTGGACCACGTTCTCGAGAATACTGCATATGTCCCGGCCGCGACATTATACATGTCCCTGCATACGGTAGATCCCGGTGAAACCGGCTCAGTTGCAAATGAGGTGTCCGGTAACGGATACGCCAGAACAGCCATCGCATTTTCTGCTGCCGCAACCAGACAGGTTATCCAAAACGGTCAGGTTACATTCCCACAGGTTATCACAGCACCTTGGGGAACCGTGACCCATTTTGGTATTCATACCGCTTCAACCGGTGCCGGAAATATGATAGGATACGGCACATTTGACAACTCGATTATCACCGAAGTCGGTAATGTGCCTTTTGTCCCCGATTTGGAGACCGTCATTTCCATCAATACAGGCGGTGCGTCCAATTATCTGGCCTTGGCACTCTTGGATTTTGCCTTCAGGAATCAGGCCTTCACACAGCCGGACATTCACGTTGCAATGGCCACAGCCACCATCGGCGACTCCGATACAGGCTCGACCATCACGGAACCGGGCGGCAATTATGCCAGAGTCAACTTTCCGACATGGAATGCTGCTTCAGGCGGTCAGGCCGACAACGGCGCAGATATCACATTTCCGACCCCGTCAATTGACTGGGCAACCGTGACATATTCTGCTCTGCTTGATGCCGCGACCGTGGGCAACCTGTTAATTTACGCCACGGCAACACCGAATCAGGCACCGAAAACCGGCGACCCTGTGAAGATACCGTCAGGCGATTATATCGTAACAATGGATTAATACCTAACTTTTAACGGGAAGGTATCAATCCAAAATGACGAGATTAACAGAAAATATCTATGTTGGGCGTGATAATATAAACACTTTGGAATTTCGGGTTAATGGGATTTTGACCCCGCTTAACCCGATTTCCAAGGTCGACTTGGTTATCCCTTGTCTTGATATCACGATATCCGATGAAGTTCCAACCGAATTTCCGCTTAAATGGATTCAAACTCCAGACGAGATAGGTGTATTTAAATTCCAAGTTGGGTATACTCTATCAAATCAGCCTTATGTCGAAAAACTTGTAAATGGAATCCATAAATCGGCGTTGTATATTTATGGTTCCGGCTCAGCGAACGGGAGACATTGGGCCACCTTTTGGTTGGACGTTGATATACTATGATAAAAGAGGTCACATGAAAACTTTTGTTCAAATATTGAAAGAGGCATCCGGCAAAGATTCGGATTATGTTCAGCGTGGGTTAGAAGACCTTATTGATGATTTTAAACGGGTAAAAGAAGAAAAGCACATGGTCCCGATATTGCAATGGGTCAAAGACCGGCTTAACCAATCTTTTCCCGATGGAGACGTGACCGATGCCGATATCACCGACCTTCTTTCTGAACCCGGCGCACGTTCTGCTTTGAAAAAATCCAAAATGAGCAAATCGGAAGTCGCTGATATGGTTTTAAATTTTTAAGAGGTAAAAATGAAAACTTTCATCGAAATTTTAAAAGAGGGTGCGAGCGAAGATACCGACCTTGAGTTTGTCGCCGACCAGTTTGTAAACGTTGAAAATTCAACGGATAAAGAAATGATTGACCATTTGACGGCAGAGACCGGTCTCGATAAAAAGGTCATTACAAAAATGGTCAAAAAAGAGCGAACAAATTTTATGAATAAACCATTGGCGTCCGTGGACTCACAGGTAAAAATACTCAGAAAATATTTATAAGGGAGACTGAAATTATGTTACAGGGACCATTTTCAAGCTATGTATCAGGCTTTTTTATCAAATGCCTGGAAAATTTGGCATCCGCCAAGATGTGGATGTTTTTGCTGCCGTTCATTGTATCCACGGCTTTCATGGGAGTGTTTTTGGGCTCTTCTCTATATTACGTTAAAACGAGTCTCCTTGCGGCAGGGATAACGCCAGAACAAATGGATATGATTATCGGACGACTGGCGATTGTCGGCGATGTTTTTATCGCCTGGTGCACGTTTAACGTGTCACTGGCATCGGTTATCATCGCAGTGCGGGAGATTTTTAAAGTCAAAAAGATTCAGGCTCTGGCCGAAATACCAAAAACCGAAGACGGCAAACAGGCCGCAATTGAAATAAATTTGATTAAAACCTAAAAGGAGCAAGCGAACATGCGGTATAAAGGGGAAGTCCTTGACGGACTAACATTAGAAGAAGGTGGGCCAGCCCAAATTTTAGTCCCGGCCATAATCGATAAATCGATAAAAAGCTTGGATAAAGAGAAAAAGGCACTGATTGGTGCCAAAATGGCTCCACCGGAAGTTAGAAAACTCTTAAAAGATGCGGCTTTGAAAATCAATGATGCTCAAAAACTTCTCGATATGGCGAAACTGCACAAATCTTGGGGTTAAATAAAAGGAGACTGAAATGCAATTATCACCGATGACAATTTTATTAGGTCTCGTGCCTGTAATCGGCATCGGGGCAGGTTTCTTTTTTCTCGGGCCACTGAAGAATATGTTCAAAAATTTCGGCAAAGAGAAAAAGCATAAAGAGGCTCAAATCGCCGGAGAGACCAAGATTAAAGAGCTGAGTGGCAAATCCTCAGAGGTGGTCGTGCGGGTTAAAAATTTGGAGAAAGCAGCAACCGATACAAAACAAAAAATTAAGGCCGAAGTTGAGGCTTCACAGGCGCGAGTGGATGCCATCGTTGCATCCGACCAGACCCTCACCGACTTGGCCACAGATTTCGATAAGGAGTGGTAAAAATGGTCGATTATTTCAAAGACGTGCCCGGAATTGATGGTGATAAAAAATTCGGCTCAGTCGAAGAGCGTTTGGGTGAGTTGGGTAGAACCAAAGAAGGCATGAAAGAAAAACGTGGGACTGCCAAAATCAAACGGGCGGCGGAGCAGATTGAAATGGCAATCAAACTTCTGGCCGATGCTCGAAAATTCCCGATTTATACCGATACCGGAATGAAGGCATCCAAGGAAGAAATCCAAATGTTAACTAAACTCAAAAAAGAACTCCAGGCCAGAGTCGAAAATTTAAACGGATAAAGGAATAAAAATATGCGTTATAAAGGGGAAGTCCTTAAGGGATTAACAAAATTGGAAGAAGAAAAACTTCCGAAAGGTGCGGTCAAATTTAGCAAAGGAAAATTGGCCTATGTTGCACCAAAAACCGGCAATATGAAAGGCACCGTCACCGTATGGGAGTGGAAGGATAAAAGCAAATCATGGATTGAGTGGTGGACGATGACTCCGGACCAGTTCAAAGCCGAATTCGGCAATGTATTGAAAGAGGGAGTCGGGGCCGGCCCGATGTTTACCGATGGCTCATGGTCAGATGCAAAAGATAACCTCATGATACTTTTTGAAGAGGTTGAAGACCAACTTTACCAAGTCCGACAATCGGCACCAAATGACAGTGCCGAAGCAAAAGATGCTCAAAAAGCAGAAGCCACTTGGGATAAAATCCAGAGAGATTTTGTGAAAATTGAAAAAGCGGCAACTGCGTTTTTCAAAAAACATAAAGCCGTTTTATAGAAAAAATTGTTCAAAGGAGATTGACTTATGCGTAAATTTATTATAACATTGGTTTGTATAATTGCGCTTTTATACGGATGCGCACCATCGGAGTATAAACCTTATGTGCCACCGAAAGTAGAGTTTGAGAAAACGGAAAAATACATTCTCGACTTATCGGCGTTGCAAAAGCCGGATAAACCAAATTATGTGGCCTTGGATAAGGACTTTCAGCCAGTCACGGCGGAGAATCCAGGGCAGGCGGCATACTTAGCCTTTACCCGCGATGAATTTAAAAAGATTATGGCTTTGTCGGCCTCATATAATGCTCAGCGGGAACTTTTGACCGACCACGAAGATTTGGTCAACGTTTACATTGCGGAGATAAATGCTCTGAAGGAACTGGTCGCATTGCGGGAGCAAATCATCCTGCAATATATCGAATTATATGCGATGTCCGAAAATGCTTATCGGCAGGAGCGATACGAGCATAAATGGGATAACGCTGAAAATAAAATTGTTCAGGTCTTAATGATGGCCGGAATTGTTTTACTAATGCTTTAAAAGGAGACCGAAAATGGTCGATTATTTCAAAGACGTGCCGGGGTTAGATGAAGCAAAATCAAAACTGTATGATATCCGAGCAGCAGGAGATGGTTATGCAGTTTCCGGACCGATGAAACCAGGGCAAAAATATCACGATGCACCTGATGTCAGAAGTCATGCAGATGATGGCCTTTTTGATAATTATGCACAGGCCGCGGCAGCAGTGAAAAAATTAGGCGGCGAAGATATAAAAGCCGTCACACAGAATTTAATCGGTGATATCAATAGTGCAATGGGCTCACTGGAAAGTCTGAAAAAGCATGTGAAAATGAATAATACCAAGGGCAAAAAAGAAACTTTTAAAACCCTGATGACATCCATCGGGTTTATAAAAAAAGGAATATAAAATGGTCGATTATTTCAAAGACGTGCCCGGAATTGATGACGAAAGTCGTGCGGTAATGGAAGGCGCAAAACGCATCGTTTTAAAATCACCGATTGTCGGGTCAGTAAATGGTAAAGATTCGGGCCAACCATATCGTGCCGTTATTTGGCAAAAAGCCGGGAAGTGGTTATTTGGCATCGAGCAGTCATTTCAAGGAAAAGGATTTACAAAACAAAGTCTTACCGGCTCTGGTTGGCATTTGGCCGACCTGCTCGACCACGGCGATTTCATTTATATTGATATGGGGCAAAAGTGGGGAGCAAGAGGTATCTCCGGTGCCACAAAAGAGGCCTTAAAACACATTTAAGGAGTTTGTATGGGAACGATTAAAGTCCCCGAATTAAAACAGTATATCTATCGCAAACTGGGACATCCGGTTATCAACGTTGAAGTCGATGAAATTCAATTGGAAGACTGCATCGATGAAGCTTTAAAAACCTATATTGAATCCCACTATGATGCCTGCGAGATAGGATATATTGAGGTCGAAGTTCAGGCCGGTGTCAATGAGTACACTTTACCCGAATCTGTACAGGATGTGATGGAAGTCCTGAATTACGAAGGGCAAAGCTCGTCAATTTTCCCGTGGGCGGATGAACCAATTTTATGGCGCAGACCGACCACCTTGTGCGAACCGTGCGGCTATTATGACGTTGTATCGGTAGAGGTCGCACGTCAAAGACTGCAATTAATTGAAGACACTTTTAAAAAGTGGATTCTATTCGAATTTAATCAGCTGACCAAAAAATTAGTTTTTCCCGAAGCACCTGAATCTGCAGGGACCCGAATCCTAAAAGTGGCGCAGGCTTCAGTCGATACCAATGAAACCGGTTTGGTTACTGATTCCTTGTGGCTCAAAAATTATGCCGTTGCCTTGGCACGGATTCAGTGGGGAGTCAACTTAGGTAAATATTCAGGAGCACAGTTGCCCGGCGGCGTTGAAATAAATGCACAGGATATTGCGGCACAGGGCGAAGCCGAAAGGGAACGATTAATACTGGAATTGGAAGAAAAATATAGCCTTCCTCCGGACCCAGTTTTTGCATAAGGGATAAAAATGAAATCCTTCAAAGATATATTAGAGGTTGAAAAGCCATTGGAAACAGTTTCTGCAAGTGGCCGTTTATATATTGGGGCAGAAGACGGCGGCATGATTTCCATCGGTGAATTAAGGCCAGGCTCAAAGCCAAATTTTAGACCGCTTTTAAAATTGGCAAAACAAAAGGGAGTCACCCTCAATAAAGTCGCCAGAGACCCTGCGGCGCGGACGGTTTCCAAAGAAGACTGGAAGATTTTAAAAGAGGCCAGAGGATTATTACCCGGCACGATTGTTGCAACGGGACCTCATTTGGGATTTTCTATCCGGCAGAGCAGTGATGGCATGTTTGAAATCCAATATGGCAGGAGTTATGGGTCACAATCCGGCTTAACCTTAGACCAACTCAAAAAGACGGTCAACGACTGGGTCAAAAAAGAAATCAAGAAAACCGAAAAGGTAATGGACGAGCTTAAATTTTTAAACCGTTTCATGGCGAAACGAATCGACAATAAGGTAAAGGACTTATGAAAAAATTCAATCAGATTTTAAATGAGGCCAAACTGGGGACGAGAAATAAAGCATGGGGCTTATTCGGTCAATTGGCAAACCGACAAATCAAAAAACCTGCGGTCACTTTCATGGCGCACGTTGAGGCTCTTGCAAAGGTTCTCAAGATTAAAGTGGAGGTCGCACGGGATTTAATGGACTCCAAGGTGGGCCGGCACTATGCGGACTCCCTGCCGGATGCCGTTCTGCAGAATCCCACTCCCCTGAATTTAATCAAACACCCCTGGATAAAACGGGAATATCAGGCCTTCAAAAAGGAATATGACCCCGTTGAATTCGCCAGAAGTTTGGGATTCAGTGAGTCGACACTTCAGGAAATTGAGGTGGCATATACCGACCTGAAAACCAACAAACAAAAGCGGAAAAAATTCAAAGATGAAAAAGCATTGGCGAAATGGTTGGATAAAGCTGACGTTGTCGTCCATGCATATCTCAATGAGGCGGATAATTGGTTACTGGAAATGACTGACCATCGGCGGAATGCAGAAATAGAAAAGGCCAAAAAACGGATTAATGATTTCTGGGACCGGTCAAAAGGTGACCAAGCAAAATTCACGGCTCAGATTAATCTCCGGACCAAGAAAATGAAGAAAGTCGAAAAGGTCATGATTTGGGCGGATGCCTTGGAAGACCAGAATTTCCATAAGGAAGCGGAAGTTGCTTTCAAACGATTAAAGGAACTTGGAGTCAAATAAGTTTTGCAGACATTTATTGAAATATTAGGTCGGCGGGATAAAATGTCAAAGGGAGCAGGCGATGCTGATAGAGATTTTCGCGACCCTTTGCCTAAATGTCCAGAATGTAAAATAAAAACTGTCAGTAAAGTCGGCAAATTATGTGTAGATTGTCGGAGAAAGGCGAAAAAGTAAGTTGGTTGATTACCAAAAACTTATCCGCGATGAAATGTTATATCAGCGTGAGCGTTTATATAAACGGTTGAAAAAGGCGGATAATGGCCGTTTAATCGTGGAATATTGGAAAGGCGCAGAGAAATTTTTAGGTGCAGTGCCTGGAATTGACTGGGAGAAGCAGGGCAACCGGATTTTAATAAAGGAAGAAAGCATCAAAATGAAAACTTTCAGACAGATTTTGGATGAAGAAAAATTACAGGAAGGCACATGGAATCTTCCATTTAAAGTGGCTCAGGCCAAAAAACTGGCGGCACTGATGAAAAAGCCGGTGCCAACTGGCCCAGCCGGGACAAAAATGCTCAGCGGTCTCATTGGAGATGATGACCTTTTTGATGATATCGAAGGTGCATCCCCGCTTGATACTGCCGGAAAAGATGATGCTCGCGATTTAATCAGGGACTGGCTTGTCGATATATTAATCGGCGTGAAAAAGGAACCGGATAGATTTGGTGAATTACCGGAACCTGCGGCATTAAAAATTCTGCAGAAAATACGACTGTCAAAACAATATTAAGGAGCAGCATGAAAAATTTCAAAGACATTTTAACAGAGAGGTCGATTTTAGATTTTGTTAAGCCAGGCAAAGAAATTGCTGTCGAAGTTGCCTTGCAAAATGAAGGTCACGATTTTTATGTGGATTTTGTTACCGCAACTCCCACGGGCGGAAAACATCGGGACGGGATGGAAATCTTGGCAGGCGACAGAAAACGGTTAGACTCGTTGACCCGAATGCTTAAAATGCTCAAAAAGACCCTGCCTCAAGGGACGTGGACTCTTGCGGTAAACGGAAACAAGTGGATGTAAGGAGCAAAAATGACCACCAGAAATTATCGAGAAATTTTGGAAGGCGGCAGTTTGGATGGCGGTCGCGATGAAGTCGAATTAATTGAGGCCAAGGAGAAATATACATGGGACAATATTAACACGGCTTTGACCATGATGAATATGAGTCCCAAACAAATCGCCAGAGTCGCATCTGCCTTGAAAAAGGTCGTCAAAGAAAACCTGACCGTGGATGCCTTAAATGAGGTGACAACTGCGGCAACCGGAGTCGGCGATTACAGTCCGCCGTTGGGGATGACCCGCCGAGACTCCGAGAAATTCAGCACGACCACGGCCATGAAAAAACAGTTTGACCAATGCACCATGCATATGGGCCGCAAAGATATGCTTCAGCATTGCCGGAAAATGGGCTTGTCCCTTGGTCATTTAAAGAACGATGACGTCCGAAAAACTCTCAGCAATATGTCCGTTCGCAATAAGCGAAAATTTATGGGCGTGGCCAATGGCGAAGGCGGCGGCTCAACTTACGGAGCAGGGATGAAGGTATGAAAAAATTCAAGCAAATCGTAAATGAATTCGGACTGATACCACGGCCATCACCTGAAGCGTGGGATAATGCTCATAAAAGGGCGGCTGCAGAATTTGAGGCAGACGTCCCGACTGCTAAAAAGGTCGCCAAGAATTTCAAGGCCAAATTGAAAATCCACAGGAATGAAATCCCGTCCGGTATGGCACAAAGTTTCAGTTGGTTTGAAATACTTTTCAAGGGCGGTGCACGGCTCAGCATGGAACCGAAACAGATGCAACAATATTTCATGGATTTTAAACGGACAAAACGGCAATTTTTCTCGAGTCGATATCCGACCTTTTTTAATAAGAAAAATTTTGTGGAGATAGTTGACGACATCAATGAATATTTAAAAAATCTCGAGAGATAAAATGAA